ATTTTTAATTTTTAATTTTTAATTTTTAATTTATAAATAAAAAAATAAATAATTGGAGAAATATAACATTCCATAAAATTACATAATCCACAATAACATTTAATATCATCATCATCATTATAATAATTATCATATTCTAATTTTAATATATTTTTATTTGTTAGTAAAGTATAAATATTTTGTAAAAAAATCATTAATATGTATCAATATATATTTTATTTTTTATATTATTATTTTTTAGTATAATTTATAATCCCATTATGTTAAAATATAAAATTTAAAATACTTTTTATTTTATAATGAATATAAATGAAATGATACCGTCAGTTGTTTTTATTGTTCCTTATAGAAATAGACATCAACATAAAATGTTTTTTTTAACTTATTTAACTTCTATTATACCAGAAAATTTAAAATATGAAATATATTTTTCACATCAATGTGATATTCGGTCTTTTAATCGTGGAGCTACAAAAAATATAGGATTTATAGCAATAAAAAAAAAATATCCAGAACATTATAGAAATATTACATTTGTATTTAATGATATTGATACTATACCATTCACTTATTTATTTGATTATCAAACTACGCCTGGTATTGTAAAGCATTTTTATGGATTTACTTATGCTTTGGGAGGAATTGTATCAATAACAGGTGAAGATTTAGAAAAAACTAATGGATATCCTAATTTTTGGGGATGGGGAATGGAAGATAATGTATTACAAAAAAGATGCGAAAAATGTGATATTATCATTGATAGAAGTATTTTTTATAAAATTGGAAACCAAAATATTATCCATCTATTTGATGGTGTTTCAAGAATTATAAATCAAAAAGATCCTTACAGAGCAACACACGATAATGGAATAGATGGAATTTCTACAATTCATGGATTAAAATATACGATAGATCATGAGTCTGACAATTTAATAGACAATTTACATTCAAATTTACATTCCAATAAAGAAAATATATTTTTTATAAATATTAAAAATTTTTTAACTGGCGTAAGATTTGAACATGATAATTATCACAGTTATGATTTAAGAGAACCTCCAAGACAAATTTTACATCCAAGCCGAATTAAACAAAAAGTTGTAAATCACATAACTAATGATTGGTCTAACATACCTTATTATCCTACTGCAAATGATAAAAAACAAATGATTCAAAAATACGGTCATGAAAAAACAGAAGAAATTATACAACATAATCTAAATTTACCAAATAAATCTATTGATAATCAATCATCAAAAATAAATAATAATGAAGAATCTATTAATAATAAAACTATTAATAATAAAAATATTAATGATGAAAAAAAAAATAATTTTGATATTGCTTTACAATCTTTTAAAAATAATTATAATTTATTACAAATAAAAAAAATAAATGAAAAACATCGTAATAATAATTCTAATACGAGAATTATTCCTCCTGGTATAAATAAATATTCACCAGAATATGCACAATATATAGCACCAAATAGAAGAGTTGGAATATCTGCTAATATTCGGCTTGGAGGAGTTTATTAAAAGTATTTAAAATTCAATAAATAAAAATATACAATAATATTTTTATTTATTTTATAATTATTCATTTTATTGGTATTTCATCATCATTAATTTTAATTTTAATTTTAATTGGAATATTTTTATATTATTTTTTTAGATTCGCATATTTTATAAAAATTATATAATTGTAATATGAATTGTGAACTAAATAAAAAATAATTACTTAGAATAATATCTGGAAAAAAAAATAAATATATAAAGCATAACTAAATTCACTTTCCAATGAATATCTTTATCTTTTTGAATAAAATATTTTTCATTTTTACCACATTTTTATTCAGAATTTCTACAATAATTATGAATTTTAGCTGATGGATTCATAATTTTATTTTCATCTATGTATAATGGTGAATCATAACGTTTTTTTATATAATTAATTATCATAAAATTTACAAGCACAACAATTTGTAACTATTTTTGTAGAAAATAAACGTTTCAACATAATTTTTTATTATCTCATATAAATTAATTATTTTTAAATTAATTTAAAAAGAATTTAAAAAGAATTTAAATACTTTTAAATAAAATGATAAATAATTTATCAGATATTCAACATGCATTTTATATAAATTTAGAACATCGTACTGATAGAAGAGAACAAATAGAAAATGAATTATCTATTATGGAAATCAATGCTCAAAGATTTAATGCTATATGTACTACTAATGGTTCTATAGGTTGTACAATGAGTCATTTAAAAATATTAGAAAAAGCAATATCAGAAAATTATTCACATTTACTTATTTTAGAGGATGATATACAATTTTTAGAACCTGAAACATTTAAAACTAATTTTAATAAATTTTTACAATTACATGGAAATAATTGGGATGTAATTATATTTTCTGGAAATAATGTTCCTCCATATATTTCTATAGATGAAACATGTATTAGAGTAACAAGTTGTCAAACAACAACCGGATATTTGGTTAATGGTCATTATTTAAGAACATTGAGAGATAATATAAAAGAAGGATTAGAAAAATTAATTAAAAATCCTCTTATGCATTATTATTTTGCTATAGATAAATATTGGTTTTGCTTACAACAATTTGATAATTGGTATTTAATTATTCCTCCAACTGTCATACAAAGAGAAAGTTATAGTGATATTGAAAAAAGAGTTACAAATTATAAAAATATGATGATTGATATTGATAAAAAATGGTTAAATTTGCCTTCAGCAACATTAATATAAATGTTAAACTTAATTTTTAATAAATATTTGAACCATCAATGATATTAATATAAATATATTTTTGTGATATGTTATTAAAAATGACTACTAATAAAGTAGCATATTTAATAACATATATTAGTTATAGTTGTGTTTATAATAGTAAAGGAACTATAGATGAATCATTATTAGAACAATTTTTATTAGATGAAGTAAGTGAATATATTATAAATAATTCATGTTCAAGTAAATTTGAATTGATGGATGATGTAAAAAAATTTTGGGAAAAATATGGAGAATATAATGTATGGGAAGCATATTGTGTAAAAGATAATAATTGGATTAATATGAAACCATCAAATGAAGATATATTATTAAATATTTATGAAATGACACGTTCGGTAGAAATATTTGAAGATGATATTTCAGAAGAAAATATTTTAAATTTAGGAAAAATGGAAGAAAATTTAGAAATAATAGACATAGACGATTTTTATAGTAGTGGAACAAATGATTCAAGCGATTTATTTGGTGAAAATATTGAAATTGATTGGAATACAATTTCTAATCAAGAACAAGAAGAACAAAATAAAAATTAAATTATTTTTTCGTTAAAGGATAAAATAATTAATAAAAAATTATTTTAATACAATAATGGATATTCAGCTTAAAATAAATAATATAGATTTAAATATAAATTCAAATAAATTACATAAAATGATATTTGTATTCAATGCTTTAGAAAATGGTTGGACAATTAAGAAAAAAAATAAAAATTATATTTTTTCAAAAAATCATGAAGGAAAAAAAGAAATCTTTAGTGAAGATTATTTAACATTATTTATAAAAGATAACTCGAATATAAATAATCTTTTTTCATAAAATATAGAAAAATTTATAATTAAATTAATTAATTTAATTAATTTAATTATTTCGTTTTTTCTCAAATTTTTTTCTTTAGCAATAGTATATAAAATGGGTGGTGGTTTAATGCAATTAGTCGCATATGGTGCTTAACGTTTCTGGGCATCAACAGTGAGCTGCTATCATGGGTCATATATCTCCATGATAGACCAACAGTGTAAATATATGTCTATCAAAATGGATTTGATAGAATTTAACTCGCTAGTGAATATGTTTGGTGAATAAAAATTTCTCAAATATTTTCGCGAGACTTCCAAATTGCGGGGAGTTCCTTAGAGCTTTAACTACTTCTTACATGTGGTGACATATGTAATACCTTCAGAGAAAGACTGTTGGCATAGTAAAAATGTTGAAGATTGGATAATCCGCAGCGAAGCATCTTATTTCGTAAGGCAGAAATGAGATGAACGTTCAACGAGTAGACGGTAGTCGGGATTCTATGAAAGTGTTAGCCACACTTGAGAATTCTTAAGGTGTATTCTTCCCTCACTTTAATTGGTGAGGAGTTCGGCAGGACGTTTACCTTAAAATCCTGTAGGGTAGAAAAACATCGGGGAATATCGAAAAAATAAGATATTCATAAAGCCCTTTGTGGATACATTTATGTACCACTGATGTTAATTAGGGAAATTTATTTATAAATTTGAAAAACCCTAGTGAGAAAATCAAACTGCTTGAAACCCCTAAAGCTCATTCTACTAAGCAATTTTTGTGAAAAAGTTGTGGCCAAGACAAAAAACTTGGGTATAGTAATAATGAATGAGATACGAGTAAAAATATTTTTGCTTGAAATGGGCAATGAGCATCCAAGCTTCTTTAAATTGTTTTTAATATATAATAAAACAAATATACAATAACACAAATAAATATTAATATAATTATACATACAAGTAATAAATGGAACCAATATTAACCCAAACTAAAACATGCTACCAATGCAATATTGAAAAAACATTAAATTCTTATAAAAAATACAATGAAATTAGATATTCACCAACTTGTAAATCATGTTTAAATGAAAATGATAAAATACGCAAAATTAATTCTAGAAGAATTAAATCTGAAACAATTTTAGCCAAGTGCGAAAAATGCGATGAAGAAAAACCTTTAAAAAATTTTGCCAAGTTGAAAAAATATTATAAAAAAAAAATTTGTTCATCTTGTTATCCACTTTTTTTAAGAGAGCAAAAAAATGAATGGTGTAGAAATGAAAGCAATAATAATATAAATTATCGCTTAAAAAAATCATTGGCTTCTCGTTTGAGAAATGTTTTCATAAAAAATGATACAACAATGAATTACGTTGGATGCAATATTCAATATTTACGCGAATGGTTTGAATATAATTTCACTAAAGAAATGAATTGGGATAATTATGCTTCTTATTGGACGATAGATCATATCGTACCTGTATGTAAATTTGATTTGACGAATGAAACTGAAAAAATGAAATGTTGGAATTGGACAAATATGATGCCAGTTTCAGTAAAATTTAATTCATCTAAAAAAAAAATAGATATGAATCAAATAAATTATATTTTAGAAAAAATACAAACATTTAAAGAAGAAGGTTCAACGACTAAATGGTTTTCGGAAGAATTTGCATTAAATATGGAATTGGTTCAAAATAAATTAATTGAATTAATGTAAATTTTTCTTAAGATATAGTCTACTCCGTATCGAAAGATAAGGTAGAGGAAATGTACAGGAAATCCTCAAATTACATTTTGGAAAGTAACATATCGTAGACCAACAAATTTTGCGGTTGAGTCTATCGAACAAACATTTAACGGACAAGCTGATTTTGGTCGTCGTGTCCAATGTACTATCAGCAGAAATGGTGATTTGGCTTACAGAACTTATTTGCAAGTCACCCTCCCCGAAATTAACCAACTTATGGGTAATGCTTCATTCTCTACTGGATCTGGAACTGGTGTCTATGCTCGTTGGTTGGATTTCCCTGGTGAACAACTTATTGCACAAGTTGAAGTTGAAATTGGTGGTCAACGAATTGATCGTCAATATGGTGATTGGATGCATATTTGGAACCAACTCACTATGAGTGCTGAACAACAACGTGGATACTTTAAGATGATTGGTAATACTACTCAATTAACTTTCATCACTGATCCATCTTTCTCTGATGTCGATGGACCTTGTGACTCTCAAGCTCCTCGTCAAGTTTGTGCCCCACGTAATGCTCTTCCAGAAACCACACTTTACATTCCACTTCAATTCTGGTTTTGTTGCAATCCAGGTTTAGCATTACCATTAATTGCCTTAAAAACTGCAGGGCAGAAAAGCATCCAGCCTAAAACATCAAACCTCTGTTTTAGGGAAAATCTGTTTGAGAGTTTGAACGAATCTCAGATGCTAGTTTCATGCTATTGAATAGCAAGTTGCAACAATTTCAAATTGCGGGAAGTTCTTAAAGACGTAAAAAATAAAATTGAAATTACAGTAAAAATAAATTAATTATGAAATGTAATATGAAAAAGTGTTATAAATGTCAACAAGAAAAATATGAAACTGAATTTGGAAAATTGACAAATTCTCCAGATGGTTTAAAATATGATTGTAAAATGTGTAGAAGTGAATATAATAAAGCCAATAGAGATAAAATATCTCAACGAAATAAAAACTATTATCAAATTAATAAATCTGAATTGCTTAAAAAAAACAAAAATTATAGAGACTTAAATTCAGAAAAAATAAAGGAACAAAAAAAAGAATATCGAAATAAACTTGAAAATATTGAACATATTAAAAATAAAAATAAAGAATATTTACCAATAAGAAAAGAAAAAATAAAACAAAAAAGAAAGACAGATTTAAATTTTAAAATTTCAGAAATTTTAAGAAGTAAATTTAATAGAGAAATAAAAAGAAATAAATATTCTAAGTTTTTAGGTTGTGATATAAGTTTTTTAAAAAAATGGCTTGAATATAGATTTACTAATAATATGAGTTGGAATAATATGGGTTCTTACTGGCATGTAGACCACATTTTACCAATATCTAAATTTGATTTAAAAAATCAAAATGAAATACAAATTTGTTATCATTGGTCAAATTTACAACCATTAGAAACATTTGAAAATATTTCAAAATCAAATAATATACATTTACATACATATTTTAATAATTTAGTTTCACTTTTCAGATTTAATGCTGTATATAAAGATTTTATTGGCTACCAAGCTGTGAATGAAAGTTTGCAGTGGCTGAGAAAAAAAAACTCAGGTACGGTAATAATGCCACGTATGATTTTGCCAAAAATTGCAAATGAAATAGATAATCCGCATCAAAGCTCCTAACCTCGCTATGATTAGAGTATGGAGAATGTTCAACGACTAAACGGAATTGGGTCTGAAAGAACTAATCATTCTTAATGATGGCTTAAGATATAGTCTATTCCCTAAACATAAATACACCGAAAGGTGGGGTAAATCGTGATGTGCAGTATCACGAAGTTAAAATTAATTTAGATATTCGTCCTATTGATGAATGTTTGTGGGCTGTTACTACTTTGAGTTGCAATTCTGGAGAAGCCCCAACAAATGTGGTTAATGGTCAAGCGTCTTCTGCTTACAAGGCTAATCAATATGCTCCTGGTCGTCCAGTTCCAGCTGCTATTGCCTACAATCAATCTTTAGTTGCTGCTTCTTTGTATGTTGATTATGTATTCTTAGATACTGATGAACGACGAAGATTTGCACAAAATCCTCACGAATACTTGATTACTCAACTTCAATTCACTGGTGATGAATCTGTTGGTTCTTCTTCCAATAAGATTAAATTGAATTTCAATCACCCAGTCAAGGAATTAATCTGGGTTGTTCAACCAGATCAAAATGTAGATTATTGTTCTTCTCTTGTTTGTGATGCTTTGTTATTCAAGGTTTTGGGTGCCCAACCATTCAACTACACCGATGCTATTGATGCTCTTCCTAACGCTATTCACGCTTTTGGAGGTCCTGCTTCTGTTGCTGCTGATAGCCGATCATATATTGATGCTCGTGGATTATTCAATGATGCTGGTGCTTTGGACTACGATATTCCAGATGGATTCACTGGATATTGGAATGGTGTCAATAACCCTTTGAATGAAGCAAATTTCGGTGGACCTCCTGTTCCAGCCGTTGAAGGAGACCTTTCTGCTGATATTTTGGCTCAACTTCAAGACTTATCCTCAGGACACAACCAAAATGCTACTGTCTCTGATGCTGGTACTTTTGTTTTGACTGAAACCTCTTTGGATCTTCATTGTTGGGGACAAAATCCAGTTGTCACTGCCAAGTTACAATTAAACGGACAAGATCGCTTCTCTGAACGTGAAGGTTCTTATTTCTCTTGGGTTCAACCATATCAAGCCCATACTCGTTGCCCAGATGAAGGTATTAACGTGTATTCCTTCGCATTGAGGCCTGAAGAACATCAGCCAAGCGGTACGTGCAACTTCTCTCGTATTGATAATGCTACACTCCAACTTGTGCTAACAAATGCTACTGTTGAAGGAACAAAAACCGCTAAAGTGAGGGTGTATGCAACCAATTATAACGTGTTACGCATAATGAGCGGCATGGGCGGCCTTAACGAAGCAAATTTACGAATTTGTTTAACCAGGGCCAAAAAGCAGTATGCCATAGCAAAACGACCTCTTGCTGTGGAAAACCATTTATGCTGTCGTATAAAAAAGCTAACTGCTAGTGATAATTTGATGAAATTTATTGAATTATTGCAACATATCTTGTTGTTCGGGGAAACCCTTAGAGCTTTTTCTACCAAGGATAATATCGAAAGAATTATCTGGCCAAGAGTAATGAACTTGGGTATGGTAATAATGAAAAAGATTGGGCAATCCGCATGCTTACTACCTAAATCCGCTATGATAGGAAATGGTAGGGCGTCAGAGACTGAACGGATATGGGTCAGCGTTGAAGATCTAATCAATCTGAACTGGCTTAAGATACAGTCCTCCCTAATGGGAAACTATTGGGAATTAGAGTGCTTATTCAAATTAAGTTATTATACTCGTTACGATTATTTTACAAAAATAATATATTTTTATTAAAAAAATATATTATTCACGTTTAAATTATTTTGTCAAAATTAAAATTGAATAAATTAATTTAAAGAGTAGTTGTATTATTGACATATACAACATGGAAATAATTAAATCGTTCATTGAAGATAACTCAATATTTAATGGAAATGAACCATTGTTTAGAGCTAGTATTATTGGTGAAATTCTTGAAATGACTAACATTAGAAGTAGCATTCAGCATTTTGATAATACAGAAAAAGTTACACGTATCACAAATACACCTAGTGGTAATCAAGGTGTTACATATTTAACTGAAAAAGGATTGTATAAAATTTTATTTAAATCTAGAAAATCAATTGCTGAAAATTTACAAAATTGGATTTGTGATATCATCAAAGAAATTAGATTAAATGGTTCTTATAATTTACAAAAACAATTAGAAAGTCAAAAATGTGAGATTGAAACTACGAAAAATATTGAAATGACAAAAAAAATAAATGAACATAAAGAATTAGAAAATGAAAAAGTTTTATTGGATAAATTTGCTAATATCGGAAGTATAATTTATATTATTAAAGTTAAAACATTTGAAGATGGAAAATATGTTATAAAAATTGGAGAATCAAGGCAAGGAATAAGAATGAGATATGCTGAACATAAAAGTAGATATGATGAATGTTTATTATTAGATTGTTTTCAAGTAGAAAAATCTAAGCAATTTGAACACTTCTTACATCATCATTTAATCATTCGTCCAAATAAAGTTAAAAATTTAGAAAATCATGAAAGAGAAAATGAATTATTCTTAATTGGGCAAAATTTAACATATCAAATGGTTTTAAAAATTATTAATGATAATATTGATAATTATAATTATACTGTTAGAGAATTATTATTAGAAAACGAAGTATTGAGATTAAAAAGAGATAATCCATTAGCCAATATTGATGGTGAATTATTTACAGAATTAATTCAAACTAACAAAGAATTAATCGAATCTAATAAAATTTTAAATGAAAAAGTAATTTCACTTGAAAAAACTATAAATAATTTAATTAGAAATGAAGTTATAGAAAATAATTCAATAAAAGAAATTGAAGAATTTGAACCTTCTTCTACAAAAAAAGAAACTAAATTAGTTACTGGATTTGGTCAACAAA